CGAAAATTATATTAAATACTCTGATATAAAATTTAGTACATGATATATATAAAAAACGTATATTATTTAGATTAAATAGATTATTACATATGGTGTATACTAACCTAAACCTAGCTATACACTTAAAGTATACACACTATGGTGTATAGTATGATGATATAAATATGGGTGTATTGTGTAAAGTAACACGTAGATTATTTAGATTGTATACTTATGGCAGTAACTATACGTATACCTGGTGTATATTACAAAGGTATACACGTGGTAGTATGCAAGCTCGGACCCCCCGATGTATGGTATAGGGGGGGGGAGAAATAAAAAAGAAAAAATAAAAAGGAAAGAGCCAACCGAAGTCAGCTCAATCCAGATTGTGTTATTGTTTGTAGACGAAGAATGCTATGATGCCTACAATAAAGATAGTGAAAAAGAATATTTCCATGTGGTTCCTTTCTGGACCAGGATCCGAAGATCCTGATCCGTAGTGTATGCGACTATATCTCAATCTCTTGAGTAAGGTTCGCGTTAGGCTGCACCTGCAAGCTCGGAGCAGGAAGCGTTGAGATCACAAGTTTCGGTGAAGGAAACTTGCGGCCAGTCCTAGTTTTGATCCATGAGATCGTCATGGTAAACGTAGGATTGGATTTCTCAATGAAACCCTGCATCGCCTTAGCCGATACGTTATGACCAGGTTTCTTAGAGTGAAGCTCAGGCACATAGAAGTTATATGCATTGAAAGCTAAACCGTAAGTAATTAACTTAGCCATAAAGTTACCTAGTTGCTCTTGCGAGTAAGTAGGCTGTGCATTGATGACCTTAGCTTGAAGGTCGACCTTGTCGCCATTGATGGCAGCGACTACCTTGTAAAAATTAGCGATGGCTAATTCTCCTATAGTTGCACGGGCACACGGGTTGCCCGTGTGGGTTATATCAGTCTTGCTTGATTTGCTGATGATATAACTATACACGATTGTAAAGAAATGTCAAATCCCTAGCATTTCTGCGGGTTTTAAGATGCCATAATTTTTAAGTGTTTTGCTAGTGCTATTGTGTTGGAGGGGGGTAGTCGGACTGGCTTTTTATGACCCCACCCCGGTATACGTAAACCGCTTAAACTAAGAGCCAGAAAAATAAGCGTGTATAGTTAGCGCATAGCCTTGACACTTATAAATAAAATAAGTATATACTAAAAATATGGACAGCTTACCTTTGAAACACACCAAGTGGTCAGACAGATTAGCTTTTGATATTGCGCTTATGCTTGAGGGCAGCGGGGAAACTACTGAAGAAGTGTTTGCCAGACATCGGATTTGTGCTGACGACATGCTAAGATACAATAAAGATCCTATATTTTTAAAGAAAGTCGAAGGCTACCGTACTAATATACGGGAAGAAGGTATGACTTTCCGGCTTAAAGCCCGTGCACAGGCTGAAGAACTGCTTACAACTTCATGGACAATGATACATAATCCGGAAGTAAACGCGGCTGTAAAGGCTGACTTAATTAAACACACGGTAAAATGGAGTGGGTTAGAGCCAAAGAACGATAATATTGTAGATGGTAATAATGGCGGAGTTAGAATTACAATTAACCTCGGAAACGAGCTTGAGCGAACAGGACCTGTCGTTGAACATGAAGCGTCAACCACAGTCCAGTCTTCCATCGAAGATAGCAGATAGCCTAGTTAGTTTTTTTGAAGGGTCTCCCGCAGCAGAATTTGCTGATATGGACAGTTGCCAGGTTTTTACAAAGCTTCTTGATGATTACGAAGTTTCCTATAAGATAAAAATAGCACGTGGGAACAAAAAACGCAGAAAATTTGTAGTTATACCTTACGGAATAGGGAGATAAACATTGGATATAGACTATACACCCCCTCATACTGCAAAGAAATTTATGGAATCCGACGCAAAAATGAGGGCATTTATGGGCCCTGTAGGATCAGGCAAGTCTGTAGCATGTTCTTTTGAGGTAATACGTCGTGCTTCCATGCAGAAACCAGATAAAAACGGAATCCGACGAACTCGGGCGGCAGTGGTACGTGAAACTGCTAGGCAGTTGCAGGATACAACTATTAAAACTTTTCTCGACTGGTTCCCGCCAGGGCCGTGCGGGCAGTTTATGCGTACAACTAAGACATATTTCTTTAAAGTCGGTGACGTCGAGTGCGAAGTTATGTTTCGAGCACTGGACGACGCAGATGATGTTGCCAATCTTAACTCACTTGAGTTAACTTTTGCGTGGTTCAATGAGTGTCGCGATATACACCCTGACATTGTGGACGCCATGTCTAAACGTATTGGTCGTTTCCCATCATCAAAGGACGGTGGCCCCTCATGGTTTGGAATGTGGGGGGACACGAACCCTCCTACAATGGACACTTGGTGGTACTACCAGATGGAAAAGCTCAATCCAACTGACGGAGTCAGTGAAAATGACAACGGCTGGGATGTTTTTAAACAACCCTCCGGCAGGAGTACGTTTGCGGAAAATATTGAAAATCTTCCGGATGGGTACTATGATACTCAAGGTAGATCGGAAGAATACATACGTGTATATATTGATGGTGAATATGGGTTAAGCTCAGCTGGGCAACCTGTGTATAAATATTTTAGACCTGACTACCATATGGCTAAAGAATCTATACGTTCTATAATAAATGGTGTACGTCCTATAGTTATTGGTATGGATTTAGGTTTGACACCAGCTGCTGTTATCGGACAGCAGGATCCTAGAGGTAGAGCATTGATACTGGGGGAAGCTGTCAGTTTTGGCATGGGTGTACAAAGATTTGTAAGATCGGTATTAAAACCACTTATATATGAAAAATTTTCAGGTGCACCTGTTATTATTGTTACTGACCCTGCAGGTGTGCAAAGAGCACAGACAGATGAACGTAGTGCAGTAGATATTATAAAAGCAGAAGGGTTCAGGGTATTTCCTGCAAAGACTAATAACATATCTGCACGATTAAATGCTGTTGATGATTTTCTTATGCGGCACGTAGATGGTGACTCGGCATTTCTTATAGATCCAAGCTGTACTAATTTAAAATCTGCAATGATGGGTGGGTATAGATACCATCATAAAAATGAATCTATAGAAAAAAATAAACACTCGCATATTGCTGAAGCCCTTCAGTACCTTATGTTACACATAACTAGTGCAGGTGAAGGTGCATTAGTTTTACAACGACGAGATATAAAACGTGTTGCAGCAGGAGGATGGACCTGATATGCTATACATATTCACACTCCCGTGGAAATTTAATGGGGGGCGTACCTACAAATATATCAGGCATGATTCTCCTACGCCCCCTATTTTTTTGTTGCCAACGTATTTATGGAGGTGTATAGGTGAATTATAGGGCTTTTTATTTTAGTGGAAAAAGATCTAATTTTTTAAATTTAAATAAAGGAGTATCAATATGCCATACGGACCAGGCACATACGGAAGTAAAAAAGGCAGACCGCCAATGCAAAAGCAAAATGGTAATAAGAAAAAGAAACCAAACGGAAACAAGAATGGTATGAAAAGAGGTAGGTAATGCCACCACGTAATTATCAATCAAAAACTGGTAGTTATAGTTCTAGAAGTAGCGGGGCTAACCAAGGTTTTAATCAGTTTTCTCGTAAATCAAAACCTGCTAATATTTCTCCCAAACCGGTACAAAAAGAAAGTAAGTCTAGTTTTTCTTTTTTTCCTCTTATGGACGCAGCTAATAAAATTATTAAAAGCATTCCGTCTATAAAGGTTCGTCCCGCTAAACTTCCAGATACCAGACCTAGAGGTACTGTAATTAGCACTACGCCTACTAAAGACGGAAAGTCTAAAATTAATACGTTTAGTAAAGGCGGAAAATCTAAAATTGTTACAACAGGAAAACAGATGCCCAGAGGAAATTTAGCGGGGGCATCTGGAGCAATACCGGCAAAAGTTAAAGTATCTAAAACTAAAATAGCGCCAGCTAAAAATCTTTATAGTAGTTACACAAGACCGCAATCTGAAACTTTTTTAAAAAATAAAGGGGCTAAAACAAAAGCTGTTAAAGCAGGTGTTGATTATTATAGAGGGGTACTTAAGAAAAAGAAAAAGAAAAGCGAGTTTAGATAATGGCTTATAAAGAATTAAAATTTACTAAACCTAGAATAGTTAAGAACCAACCCAAGCCTCCGTCTAAACATATACAGACGGCAGACTTAGGTACAACTATTCAATTTTTAAGTGACAACTTAAACAATATAGCACATGGTGCAGCTGCGTTTAATTTAGGTGCACTAGGTTACACAGGACATCGAATGCTTAAATATTTTAGAGGTGACCATACTGCTAGCGGAAGGGATGCAAAACCGAAATAATGGTAGGATTATCTGTATTACGTGTTGTTGATAACGCTACTCTTGTAGAAGAGGAAAAGAAAGCTGCGCTTGAAAAAGAATTAGACGAGCGTCAGTCTGACCCTCTTTTCCAAGGACTGTTATCTTATTTAAGAGAATGTTGGGACGCTGCCAGAATGGCAAAGAAACCAATAGAAGATATTATGCTTAGAGCTATGCGCCAACGTAATGGTGAGTATGAAGCAGATAAGCTAAGAAATATACAGGATCAAGGTGGGTCTGACATTTATATGATGTTAACTGAAGTTAAATGCCGGGCCGCAGAGAGCTGGCTACGTGATATATTGTTAGAAACTGGTAGCCCACCTTGGGAATTAGAACCTACTCCTATACCAGATTTATCTCCTGAACAGGCTAAGGAAGTAGAAGATATATACGCTCAGAATGTTATGCAGCTTATACAGATGCATGGACAGGCTCCTTCTCCTACAGAAATGTCAGAGATACGAGAAATGGTTCATCAGGATTACAGATTTAGAGTATTACAGGCTGCACAAAATCGTGTGCACCGTATGAAACTTAAAATACATGACCAGTTTGTACAAGGCGGGTGGCCTGAATCTTTTAACGATTTTATTACTGACCTTGTTACGTTTCCGTGTGGGTTTATAAAAGGTCCTATTGTAAGGCGACAAAGAAAATTAGGGTATGTAACTGACGAAAACGGGGCTACAACTGTAGAAGCTGAAGATGCTATAGGTCCTGAGTTTGAAAGAGTAGATCCTTTTAGAATGTACCCTGAACCAGGGATTACAAATTTAAAAGACGGATATTTGTTTCAACATCACCCTTTAACTCGTATGGAGTTAGCTGACCTTATAGGAGTTCCTGGGTATGATGATGAAGCTATACGTAAACTTCTTGAGTTAGGAAATTCTCAAAGCTGGATAAATGAAGATGTAGAGTTAACTAAAGATGACGAAGAACGTAAGTTCCATGGATATCAAAGACCTACCGAAATATTTGATGCTTTAGAATTTTGGGGTAAAATTAGTGGATCTATGCTTCTTGAATGGGGTCTTACTGAAGAAGAAATAGATGATCCTGCTAAAGAATACGACGCCTGTGTATGGGTTGTAGGCAACTATATTATAAAAGCGCTTTTAAATTATGACCCGTTAGGAGAAAAACCTTATGCTAAAACGTCGTTTATTAAATGCCCTGGAGCTTTTTGGGGAAAAGGTATTCCAGAGATTATTGAAGACTTACAAGGAGTTTGCAATGCTTCTGCAAGGGCTTTGGTTAATAACATGGGGATATCTAGCGGACCTCAAGCAGAAGTTAACTTGGAAAGAATCCCGCCTAATGAAGATATTACGCAGATTCACCCGTGGAAAATCTGGCAAGTAACTAACGACCCTTTAGGATCTAGCTCACCTGCTGTTAGGTTTACTCAACCTGACGATAACGCTAATACATTAATGGCAGTATATGACAAGTTTAGTAAACTTGCTGACGACCATTCAGGTATACCTGCGTATGTATATGGAGATTTAAATGTTAAAGGAGCAGGACGAACTGCATCAGGATTGTCTATGCTTATGGGTTCTGCTGGTAAAGGAATACGGCAGGTAGTTATGCATATTGATAGTGACGTAACTAAACCTATAGTAACTAGACAGTTTCTTTACAATATGAGATATGACGAGGATGAAAGTATTAAAGGAGATCTTGAAATACAACCTCGTGGCGCAATTAACTTAGCTATTAAAGAAACAGTTAATATGCGTAGACTTGAGTTTCTTAACGCAACCGCCAATGATATGGATATGCAGATTATTGGTAAGGATGGCCGTGCAGCTATATTACGCGAAGTGGCTAAAGGGTTGCAAATGCCTGTGGATGACATTATACCGTCCCGTGAAAAGGCAGCCGTTACAGATAGGTTACAGTCAAAGATTGCTGCGCAACAACAAAGCGAGCAACAAGGTCCTGTTCCTAGACAACCAGACGGAAGCCCTCAAGGAGGTATGGATGCCAACCTAGTGAACAACCGTGCAGCAGGAGGTGAAGGATGATAAAACCTGATCCGGAGGTTGTTCATGCTCTAGCTTCATCTGTACACCAGTATCCTATTCTTAAAGAATGGATTGACAACTGGCGTATGCATGAGTTAGAACAGCTACCAAATGTTGCTACGAACACGGCATTAGCACAGGGGCGGTGCCAAGTTTTAAGTGAGTTACATAAATTATTAAGAGATGCCCCGTCAATTTCGGCAAAGTCCTAGTGACAGCCGGTTAATTACGCATACCAGAAGGAGCGTTAAATATGGCAAAAAATCTACCAAAGCAAGTTCAAAAGCAATCTGAGGAAGTACAGGAACTATATAAAGATATGAATCAAGAAGAAGATACAACTGAAGAAGTTACTGATACATCCGACAGTGCACCTGAACAAGCGACTAAACCTGAACAAGAAGAGCAAAAAGTTTCAGGTACTCAAGATGAAAGTTTTGAGCAGAAGTATAAAACTTTACAGGGAATGTATAATGCTGAAGTGCCGCAACTTAAAGCGAACAATCAGAATCTTACAAATAGGTTAAACCAGATGGAACAGTTAATTACCTCTATGGACGCTGCAAAATCTGCACCACCTGCTGAACCTGTTAAGCCACCTTCATTAGTAACGCAAGCAGATATAGACGAATATGGTGAATCTATTGATGTAATGCGTAAAGTATCTAAAGAAGAATCTGCTGCTGCACAAAATAGAATAGCTGAGTTAGAAAATAGACTACAAGAGTTGCAATCTAATGTTTTACCTAAAGTAGAACAAGCAGCCCAAAATGCAAAATCTTCTCAAGAACAAATTTTTTGGTCTGAGTTAAATAAATCTGTTCCTAACTGGAAGGACATAAATAATAATCAAGATTTTCAAACATGGTTATTACAGACTGATCCTCTTACAGGTATTAGCAGACAATCCTATTTAGATGATGCACAAAGGCAGTTTGATGCAACTAGAGTTTCTAACTTTTTCACTACTTGGGAGAGTTTAAATGGTTCGCCAAATGCTCAATCCGCGAAACCTGCCAGTGAATTAGATAAACAGATAGCGCCAAAAAGGGGTAGAAATACCGGCACTCCTGAGTCTAGTTCAGGTCAAACATATTCGCCAGCAGACATTACTAAATTTTTTAAAGATGTTCAGCTTGGAAAATATAAAGGCCGTGAAAAAGAAAGGGATCGCATAGAACGCGATATATTTGCTGCACAAAAGCAGGGACGTATCGTAAATGCTTAATCTAACCGCATAACGATAAGGAGTTAAATACTATGGCTTATGCAACATCTCCAGGTCACCCGCAATATACGGGTAACTTTATTCCTGAGATTTGGTCAGGAAAGCTAATTGAAAATTTCTACGACGCAACAGTGTTGTCAGCAATTTCCAATACTAGCTACGAAGGTGAGATTAGAAATATGGGTGATACAGTTAATATCCGTACCACTCCTGAGATCACCGTACAAACTTACGTTAAGGGTCAAACTCTTACCGTAGAACAACCAGACAAAGCAAAATTACAGCTTATAATTGATAAAGGTGAATATTTTGCTTGTATCGAAGATGATATTGACGAAGTTCAAGCTGACGTTAATATGATGGATATGTGGTCTAAAGACGCTTCCGAGCGAATGAAGATTAAAATTGATACTCGTGTCTTAACTGATATGCTCACAGATGTACATGCATCAAATAAAGGAACTGCTGCCGGAAGAATTTCTGGTAACATTGGCCTTGGTGAAGCAGGTTCTCCAATAAGCCTTTCTACTAGTAATGTAATTGGGTCTATTGTAAATTTAGGCACAGTTCTTGATGAGGCTAACTGCCCTGAAGGTGATCGCTTTTTAGTGATTCCTGCAAAGGTAGGCGGCTTAATTAAGCAATCTGATCTTAAAGACGCTTCTATCACTGGTGACGGAAGTACACCATTGAGAAACGGACGTTTAGGTATGATTGACAGATTTACAGTATATGTAAGTCACAATCTATACAAAAGCGGAAGCGAGTATAGCATCATAGCTGGACATAAGATGGGTTTCACATTTGCATCTCAGATGACAAATATGGAGACTATCAGGTCTGAAACAACTTTTGGTAACATCATTCGTGGTCTTCAAGTTTACGGTTATAAAGTCGTTAAGCCTGAAGCTCTTGCCACGCTTGTAGCTACAGCGTAAAGGAGATTGACTTATGGCTGCTTATACAGACACACACGGCTTTAACAAAGGCTCAGCTGGACACCCAGCTAAAGGCTTAACTAGAGTCGGGTACATGGAAGTCACACTTGACTTTGCTAAAATAACAACAGACAGAGCTACAGCAGGTGCAACTGCCCTTGCTGCAGGTGATTCTCTGCAAGTACTTTCTATCCCAGCAAATACTTTAGTGCTGGCAGTTGGTGCTACAACTGAAACTGTCGAAGGTGCAGCGTCAACATTTGATATCGGTCTTACCGGTGGTGATGTTGATTTGTTTGTTGATGGTGGTAATGCTAACGCATTAGGAACTACTTCATCAAACGGTGCTGGTTTAAGTGGTGACAATCAAAGTCATTACTTTGCAGCTGCAGATACTATTGATATGCTTATTGGTGTATCTGGTGCTGTAACCGATGCCGCAAAGATTAAAGTCTGGGCGGTAGTTGTTGATTGTTCAACAGTTGCTTAATTAAATTGGGGGGTGTAAAAGTCCCCCTTTTTATAAAGGAATAGTATGGCTGCAAAAATTGATAAATCAAAGATGGCTTGTAATAAGCCTAGACGACAGATTTCGGGAGGAAAGAAATTTGTAGTTAAAGCATGTGCAAACGGAAAAGAAAAGATAATACGGTTTGGAGATGCTAATATGAAAATTAAAAAGAACCAACCTGGCAGAAGAAAAAATTTTAGAGCAAGACATAGATGTGATACAAGTCCGCCATCAAAGTTGACAGCTAGGTATTGGTCATGTAAAAAATGGTAGTTAAATGTCTAAAACAAAACAAAAAGCAAAACGAGATGCATGCTACCATAAAGTAAAAGCTCGGTATAAAGTTTGGCCTAGTGCTTATGCTTCAGGAGCTTTAGTAAAATGCAGAAAGGTTGGTGCAGCAAATTGGGGAAATAAAAGTGGCAAGCGTAAAAAAGCGTAGCAATAGTTTAAAAACTTGGTTTTCTCAAAATAAAGGTAAAGGTTGGGTAGATTGTAAAACAGGTAAACCTTGCGGTAGAAAAAAAGGTGAAAAACGTAAAGGTTATCCAGCTTGCAGACCAACAATGGCACAATGTAAAACGAAGGCAGTGCGGAAGAAAACGTCTTCAAAACGAATATCTTGGGCTTAGGAGATTATAATGGCTAGATGGTTAAAAAATATAAAAGATGGCGAGATTTACGGGTGGAATGAAATCTTAGCCGCTAATCCTTTAACTAAAGAAGTTACTGAAGAAGAAGCTTTTCCTCAAAAATTTATACCTAAAAAAGAAAAAGGTAGAAAAACTAAAATAGATTTATCAGTAGATGAGTTTAAAACAAAGGAAGCTGCTCCAACTTCTGTAACAGAAGAAATAAATGAAGAAGCTTCTAAAGGTTTGCCTAAGTGATTTTAAATGATGTCATCACTGAAGTAAGACGAATTATACAAGATGAAACTACACCGTTTCGTTATAGTGATGCTATACTTTTAAGTTTTGCAAACCAAGCTCTTAAACGAATATCTGTATTAAGACCTGATTTATTTGCATTTATAGGTACAGTTACGTGCACTGAAAACGCTGTTATACAATCTGCTCCTTCAGATTCTATACGTATAATAGAATGTTTTTCTGTTCAAGGAGGAGCTGGTATTACTGAAACTACTCGTGAAGTTTTAGATCAAGCATATCCTACGTGGATGAATGATGCTGCAGCAGCAACTCAAAACTGGATGAGACATGTAAGAAATCCTAATAAATTTTTTATATATCCTAAAGCTCCTGCTAATCAAATATTAGATATTGAGTATGCTCAAACTCCACCTACTTATGATGGTACAACTACTGTAGCTCTTTTAGGAGATGCTTATTTTCCAGTTGTAGTTGATGCTACAGTATTTATAGCTGAGTCTATAGATAATGAACATGTAAATTCTAATCGTGCTGCATTATTTCAACAATCCTTTACTCAAGCGTTGGGTGTTGGTATACAAAGTAGAGCTATTACAGATACTGAAGAATCTGGTGAACAAGGAGAAGTTGTTTAATGCCTACTTATTCTGATAGAAATTTTTCTTCTTTAGTTCCAAGGCTTAATGCTAGTGTCCCTGGATGTCCACAACCTATAATTGAACAGTATATAAGGGATGCGGCTATTGAAGCTTGTGAACGTACGCTAGCATGGAGGTATATACAACCTAAAATAAGACTAACTACTGGTGTATATGATTACCCTTATGAAGCACCAAACAATTCAGAAGTGCATGCATTTCTTACTGCCACTGTAAATGATACTAAACTTAAACCAGTAACATTGGATCATTTACATGATTTATATCCTACATGGCCTGATTTTGATTCTACAGAATATTCAAGTCCTAGGTGTATTTCACAATTAGACCCTGATAATTTTGTAGTAGCACCTACTCCAGATAATAATACTACATATGATTTACGTATGGTTGTGGCTTTAAAACCTTTACGTACTGCTACTGATATGGATACATCTATATTTGACGAGTTAGAAAATATTATTATGCATGGAGCTTTACAGCATTTACTTGTATTACCTGAAAGAACTTGGACTGATAGAGAACTTGGTGCGTACCACGCAAAACAATTTTCTTTTAAAATAGCAGAGCGTAGAGCAAGAGCTAATATAGGTAATGCAAGAGCTTCTATGCGAATATCAAACCAACCATTCGGATAAAGAGGTTTTTATGGCAGATGTTATTAGATTAGTAAAAGGCGATGAAAAACCTTTAATTACTGTAACTTTAACAGACGATTCAAATAGTAGCGCTATGGATTTATCTGCTGGTACTACGTCAGTAACTGTAAAATTTAGAGCTAAAGGAAGCACAACTACTTTATCTACCATTACCACTACTAAAGTAGGTGATGGTACAGCTGGGCAATTCACTTTTGATTTTTCAGGAGGAGCTCTTACTAATGCATCAGCTGGTGCGTATGAAGGAGAGATAGTAGTAAATTTTAATGGTGCTATACATACAGTATATGACCTTCTTCAGTTTAGAGTAAGAGATAGCTTTGCGTGAAAATACGTGCATTAACAACTAGTCACACTTTACCTTCTTTTAACGCATCTGTTTCTAGTATATCTTACGGTATATCTGCACAAACTATAACTTATTCAGAATCTACTCCTGATATATCCTATAATATATTTATTGTTCCTATGACTAATCTGCCTGGATTATCTGTAACAGTTACTGATAGTCCAGTATTAGACCCAGGGAAAGTAGTTGCAGACTCTGCATCTATTAGTGAAGCTATAGCTAAATCTGTAGGTGCAGTATTTTCTAACTCTGTAACAGCATCAGATACTAGTTTCAGAGCTTTTAGTTCTTCTGTTGATTTTGACCCAAGTGATGATGATATAGATCCTGATCCTGTTAATGTAAGCGATTCTCAAGTTTTTAGCCCAGCTAAAGTATTTTCTAATTCTATATCTCTTAGTGATTCTCCCGTATTAAATCCAGGGAAAGTAACTACAGACTCTGTAACATCTGGTGATACTGCTCCAGTATTTACTGTAGGTCAAACATCCTCAGACTCTGTAACATCTAGTGATGCTGCTCCAGTATTTGCTGTAACTAAACCTACTGTTGCAGACTCTGTATCTGCTAGTGAATCTGTAGCTAAATCTGTAGCTAAACCTACTATAACAGACTCTGTAACATCTGGCGATACTGCTCCCGTATTAAATCCAGGGAAAGTAACTACAGACTCTGTAACATCTAGCGACACTGCTCCAGTATTTGCTGTGGGTCAAACGTCTTCAGACTCTGTATCTGCTAGTGAATCTGTAGCTAAAGCTATAACTACACCTACTGTTGCAGACTCTGTATCTGCTAGTGAATCTGTAGCTAAATCTGCAGGTCAAACGTCTTCAGACTCTGTAACATCTGGCGATACTGCTCCAGTATTTACTATAGGTCAAGCATCTTCAGATTCTGTGTCTACTAGTGATGCTGCTCCAGTATTTACTGTAGGTCAAACGTCTTCAGACTCTGTGTCTACTAGTGAATCTGTATCTACTGAATTACTATTAGGAGCTACAACTCCTTTATTTTCACATGCATTTGTTTCTGACGGTCCTTTTGTACGTACTTTATTTAATGCACAATCGCATTATAATAACAATAACTATGCATATGAAGCTCAAACTGGTATTTTAAATGGTCCAGGAATGATAGGTAATTCGCCTATGTTTAATGATTTATTTATTACTTATACACAAAATGATGGCTTTTCTATAGATTTCATATATACTAGTGTTGACGACAGAGCTATAAACGGGTACATGCTAAATGAAACTGTTATGGTTGGTACAAGTCTAAATGTTTAAAAGGAGAACATATGATAAATGATTTTATAAAAATGAAAGGGGAACTAATTTTAGTTCTTAGCAATCCTGAAGGTAATATAAAACAATCTATTATAGTACCTAATCTTGTTGTTACTACAGGTAAAAATTATATAGCAGATCGTATGAAAAATAATAGTACAGTTATGAGTCATATGGAAGTAGGAACAGGAACTACTAGTGCAGCAGCTGGTAATACAGCCTTAGTATCAGCTATAGGTAGTTCTAGAACTGCATTAGCTTCTACTACTGTTACTAGTAATGCTGTAGCTTACGTGTGTAACTTTGGTGCAGGAGTAGGAACAGGAGCTGTTACTGAAGCAGGTATATTTAATGCGTCTAGTGGTGGAACTATGTTGTGTCGTACAGTATTTTCTGCTATTAATAAAGGAGCAAACGATACACTAGGGATTACTTGGACTATAACTGTTAGTTAGGAGTAAAAAATGGTTGATAGTGCGCAGTTTAAAAATAACGCATTTGGGTTATTAAACGCAGGTATTACTGATTCTGCTACATCTGTAACTTTACAAAGTGGTAACGGTGCTAGATTTCCGTCTTTATCAGGATCGCAGTATTTTTACGCTACACTAATTGACTCTAGTAATAATTTAGAAATTGTAAAATGTACTGCTAGATCTTCTGATGTATTAACTATAGCTAGAGGACAAGAAAGTACCACTGCACGAGCGTATTCTTCTGGCGATAGATTAGAATTACGTATGACAGCACAAGCTATATTAGATGCTACCAGTGCAGCTGTAGATATAGATGCAGGTACTATAGACTTAGGTAATACTATATCAACTGGTATAAGAGTACATAACGCAACTATAAGTTCTAATGTAACTATAGCATCTACACAAAATGGTGTTGCTGCAGGGCCGTTAACAATAAGTGCTACTGTTACAGTTAATGGTGATTTAGCAATAGTATAGGGATTAATTATGGGTACAGTAAAAGTAGACAATTTAGTAAACCAATCTGGAGACCAAGATTCTGGGCTAGATTTATCTACCAATGATCAAGTTTTAGTTAAGACTGCTAATGCTACTAGAGTAACAGTTACTGATGCTACAACTACTGTTGCTAATGCTTTAACCGTAACAGGTGCGTCAACATTTAATGGAACTGTAGCTGGTACTGCAATGACTCTTTTAGTATCAACTGCAGCGTCTAATGATGCAAGTTTATCTTTTACATCAAGCCATATTACAGATACATACATGGATTACAAAGTTGTTATAAGAAATTATGCACCTGTATCAAATGGACAGGCACTTTTTGTTCATCCATCAGATGACAATGGTTCAACTTACGATATACTTATTGAACAAGCGATGCAGTATCACGATTTAAAATCAACTGCTTTTGGTCAAGCTAATACAAATGGAAATAGTGATGCTAAAATAC